TCAAAGGCAGCTTTAGCGGCGGCATAGGCGCTCTTGAGTTCCGCCGTGGCAATCATAACCCATGCGGCGCGGGGCAGCTCGCCGGGACGCTTTGCCCCCATCTCGTCTGCAATGGCTTCCGCCTGCTCTGCGATCTGGTACGCTTCAAACGCGGCGTTCATTTCGTCTTCCGTGGTGTAATCGCCATACAAGGCACTCTCGCCCCAGTCAAACAACTCGGTAATGATGTAGTGGCCGTCGGGCATGGCAATCAACCTGTGGTCAGCCTCGTGGTCAAGCATATACTGCCAGGACTTCACACCCTCGGCGGCGTACTTCACCGCGTTCGCGTGGGTATCTTCAGCGTGAGCCAGATACGTATCAAGATCGTTTGTGTGCGTCATGCCCACAAGCTGCGTAACGCCTGCGGCTTTGAGGTCCTTCAGGGCACTAACGAGGGTCGTCTTGCAAGTAGCAGGTGCCTGCGGCTCTGCAGCGGGGAGTTCGCCCATGATTCCCACATAGTCCGCCTTACTGGTGTCCACCGCGTTCCTGATTTCAGCGGCGGTCATGGCCTTGCGGGTGAAAGCAATGACAATCACCTTCCCACTGGCGTCAGTCTCCCAATTGTCGGCGTCCATGATTTCAGCGGAGAGTTTGCCATTGGTCAGGTTGTACGCGATCATTGCGGCCTTGCCGGTAGCAGCGGCCTTTTCAGTGGCGGCGACGGCGGCTTCCATGCCGTGGATGCTCCCAGTGTAATAACGTGCCATGTCGATTCGTCCTTTCTGCCCTCGTGGGGCTGTCCGTTATGTGCTTAGCAAAAAAGTGTAGACCCCTTGAAAACTCAATAGGGTCTACACTCTAAGATGGATTAAGTTGAGAGGTTAAGAATCCTCAAGCATTGCCCGGAAGGTAGCGATCAGTTCTTGCAGTTCCTGATTATTGGGTGATTCTTCAAGTGCCCGTTCCAAGGCCGAAAGGGTCAACCGTACAAAGCCTTGAAACTGCTTGTTTGTCATGCCTATGTCATTCACACTTTCTACCGCCTTTCATGGTTTTATCCATTATAGCGGATTTCTCGGCGAGTGTAAACCCTATTGAATTTTCAAGGTGCCCCGTCCCGTCCGGTTTGGTGTTGCTGTTCGGCTGGGACTATGCTTGCATTATATACGACTATGCTTGCATTGTCAAGCAAAATATTGCATAGAAAAACAGGAAGTAATTTGTGCAGATTGACAATGCTTGCATTTTCGCCGCGGATATGCTATAGTGGGACAATCGGGGGTGATATAATGGGAGACAGGACAGAGCGAAACAGGCGAACCGCGCCGGCGCGTAATCGGTACAATGCCCAAACATATAAACCGCTGACAATCCGGCTCCGGCAGGACGGCAGCGACGGCATAAGCACCGACATTATCAAGCAAGCCGCGGAAGCCGCAGGAATGTCGGTTAACGCGTGGATTATCCAGGCAATCAAGGACAAACTGTAAGGGCAAGAGGGCGTTCCAGATGGAGCGCCCTTTTCCTTTGGCGGTCGAGTCGGTGTTGTTGGAGGTGGGCAAAATATATAGGCGGTCTATACAAAAAACGTGTAAATGCAGGTGTCAAGACACGTCATTTTAGTCGTATTTCCTATTATTAAAGTAGGTAATTAGGTAAATTATGCTTTTACTGGGCTAGTATGTGCTATCCGTTGCGGCATAGTGGATTCTGGGTTTTCTGTGTACTTTCTATGTAGTTCGGGCCTCTGGCGGGGCAATTAGGGTCCCTGGCTCTGGGCTGGTGGGGCTGGGGATGGGGGTAGGCCCTTAGCTGGACGGCGGCGGCCCGGCCGATGGGGAGTGAGGGGGTGGGGGGGTAGTAGGGGTGGCGGAAAAAGGGCCGGTGGTTTGCGGGGCGGGGTAGGTTGGTCTGGACAGAGCCGCAAAACGGTTTTCTGGACTGGCTCGCATAGATTTTCTCGATTAGCGAATAAATTTTCGATTCCGTCAGGGCGTGCCGGTTTTTCTTGTTCCACCTCAACGCATTCGTCAGACCATGGTTCATGTCCGGAATCTGGACCAGAATCAGTCCATTTTCGCCTTGTCCGAACGTTCTTCTGACTTGCTGGATCTTGGCGATTCGGACCAGAATTGGTCCAGTTCCAAACGCCTATGTTGACTTCTCAAACCCGTTGGGATTTCCAGAAAATTACAAAAACTCCCTTTGCCCTTGGTCTTTGTATTTTACAAATTTTTCCTGATTTCTGGTGTAAAAAAATTTCAAAAAAAATTTTTACGCTTTTTTTCAAAAATTTTTTTCGCGCTTTTTTCTTCCTGTTTTTTGCGCGAAAAAAAATAAAAAAAAATATCCCCTACTACGTAGGGGGGATATTTTTTTTTTTATCTTTTTCGCAGGGCCGGATTGATTTTTTATCCCGAAAAATTTTTTCGCTGAAAATTTTTTTGAGAAAATTTTTTCGGGATTTTTTCACTGCGGCATATCTGGAAATTTCTGGATAGATTATGCGAATGGAATTTATTGGAAATTGTTTATGCGTGGAGCTGACATCTGGGTGGCGTGGTCCTTCTGCCAGGGGGCGGGGGTGGCGGAAAACCGGCAGGGGCATTGCGGCCTCGGCGCGGCTGGTATGATGCCAGAATTTGCCGGAATTTATGTCCAAAGTGTGAATATTGAGACGTGAAACACTTGCGGCACAATGAGTTTTGTGCAACTTTTTTGCATCAAAGCGTAATCGGCTGCAAATTGGGAAATTATTCCAGTCAAAGTTACTTAAAAGTTCTGAAAAACATCTACTTTGAAGAAATTTCTTTCGTGAAATCGCTGAATCGTATTTAGCTACTTGACCAATGACCCCGTATATGTTAGACTATTGGCAGAAGAAATTTTATCCGGAAGGGAGGCGGGTCACATGACGAAGGGGAATGACAACGGGGCGCGGTTTGGTTCTGTGGTGGAGTTTCAGACCGCTGCCGACGCTTATTTCGACGCCTGCGACGCCGCCGGGAAGCTCTACGGTGAAGCCGGTCTTTGTCTCGCTCTGGGCGTTTCCCTGAAGTGCCTCCGGCATTGGTACGACGGGGACCGCCGCCCCGAACTCCAGGAGGCCGTCCAAAGAGCGTATCTCCGGATTCAGGACCAGATCGAAACCCATCCCGTCTACATGGAGAAGGGCGGCATGACCTCCAGGGCGATCTTCATGCTGAAACAGCCCCGCTTCGCCGGCTATACCGACAAGGTTGAAGCCCGGCAGGATATGACCGTCAACATCAAGCACGGCAAAGACATGAACGAGAGCGATTTCAAGTAACGGGAACGGCGCGGGCGAAAGGAGCGGCTTGTGGCAAACAGAAGTATCCCCAATTCCGGAGGGGAAATTTCCCTGAACCTGGGCGATCTGACGCCGAAACAGAAGCAGTTCTGTCAGGCACGGTCCCGCTATATTGCCTACGGCGGCGCTCGTGGAGGCGGGAAAACTCACGTCCTGCGGACCAAAGCCTGCATGGGCGCTCTGGCGTATCCTGGTATCCGGATCCTTATCATTCGACGGGAGTATCCTGAACTTGAGCAGACCGTCATTATCCCTATGCGCAAAATGATTCCCCAGCAACTTGCCGTCTACAATGGCACCATGCATATGTTCACGTTCATCAACGGGTCCATCATCAAGTTTGGTCATTACGGAGCCAATGACGACCTCGAATACCAGGGCCAGGAATACGACTGGATTTTCATGGACGAGGCCACGCAGTTTACCGAGTACCAGTTCCGGGTGCTGGGGGCGTGTCTCCGTGGCGCTTCCAGAATTCCCCGGCGGATGTATCTTACCTGCAACCCTGGCGGAATCGGGCATTTCTGGGTCAAGCGGCTGTTCGTGACCAGAGACTACCGCGACGGCGAACGGAAGCAGGATTACACCTTCATCCAGGCAACTGTCCGGGACAATCCCTATCTGCTGGAAGGGTCCCCCGAGTACGTCATGCAGCTGGAACTTCTGCCGGAAGACAAACGGGCGGCGTGGCTGAACGGAGACTGGGACGCAATGTCCGGCGTCTTCTTCCCGGAGATTACCCGGAAAGCCCACATGATTAAAGATTTCTGGCGTGTGCCGGACGAATGGCGTAAATACCGCGTGATTGACTACGGCCTGGATATGTTCGTCTGCCTCTGGGTCGCGGTTGACTTTGACGGCAGAAGTTACGTTTACCGGGAAGTCCTGAAACCGAACCTGATCGTTTCCCAGGCGGCGGAACTGATGCTTGCTATGACCATGCCTTGGGAGAATATTTCCGCCACCATCGGCCCGCCGGATATGTGGGGCCGGACGAAAGATTCCGGCAAGACTATGGCGGAGCTGTTTGCGCAGAATGGCGTGGGACTGCTGAAAGCCAGCAATAACCGGGTACAGGGTTGGATGGCGCTGAAAGAAGCCCTCAAGCCTATGAAGAATCCGGAGGACCGTCCTGGACTGCTGATCTGCGAGAGCTGTAAGCAGTTGTTTGACAATCTCCAGACCATCCAGCACAGCGAGAAGGACCCTAACGACTGCGCCACGGAACCCCACGATATCACCCACGCGCCGGACGCTCTTCGCTACTACGCCATTACCCGGCTCCTTGGCGCGGACAGGCCGGTGTCCCAGGAACCGCCGGACCTGGGCGAGGAAGGAATTACTGATTACGACGACGCTATGACCGGCGGTGAGGTCGACGACGGTTATCTGGCTTACGGTTGAGAAAGGATTTTTGACATGACTGCTCTTTTGCTTCTGGTCCTCTCTGTCGTCTTTTCAGTCCTGGCGTGGGAAGTTCACGGCCTGCGTCAAACTGTGCGGGACCGCTTTGCCAGGACCAACGCCGAACTGCATACGATTGAGGCCAATCTCGCCGTGCATCGTGGAATTCTGGACGGCCTGGAAACGCGGAACAACATGGATTCCCAGTTGAAGCTCCTGAACTCCATGAAGGGAACCCTTGACGAGATTTCCGGCGTGGTCTGTCAGTCTGCGGAGACTGTTGATACTGAAAGCCGTTTGAGCAAGGCCATGGAAGAGGGCGTGATGAACCTCATGGGCTACGCCGCTGGCAAGGTTGGGGCCGGGATCGAGGTCGGGCTGGGATGAGCGTTACTGTACAGCAGGTCTTTGATATCGCGATCAGGCTCATGGACGCGCAGAACGAAAGCACAGGCTCCACGGATACCGCAGACACCAAGGAATACCGTCTCCGTACGCCCTCCCTCCTGAACAGCATCCTGGACCGGGCCTATTCCGCCTCTGACAACTACCCGGCTACTACAGACCGTACGCGCCCTATTTGCCCGAAAGTCTCTGCCATGGACGACGAAATCCAGCTGGACGAGTATATCTGCACTGGTATCCTCCCCTATGGGCTGGCGGGGTTATTGTTGACAGAGGAAAACCCCACCCTGGCGAACTTCTTCTGGCAGACTTTCCTGGAGCAGTTGGCAGCGGCAAAAATGGCTCTCCCCGCCTGTGAGGATTCCATCGATGATTGCTACGGATTCCTGTCGGATAGCGTCGAATACGGGCGCTTTGGCCGCTGGCTGTAGCGTCTTTACGGCTTACTTACCCATTTAACCGCAATGAACATATGTTGAAAGGAGACCATCAATGGAAGATGATAGCATTCAGACCACGGAGCAGGACAGTTTTCTGGATGGCTGGGAGAGCGATTCCCCTGATGTGGATTTCGACCCCGATGTGGAAGCAAACACGTCTCCCGAAGATGCTCAGGAACCCGCCGCAGACGAACAGGAACCGGCCTCTGACGAAGCCGAAGACGTTCCGGGTGAAGAGACACCAGCCGCAGAGGACGCGCCGCAGGAACCGTCCCCACCCCGTACATGGACGTTAAACCGGCAGGGCCAGCCCGTCATTGTCGGCGAACAGGACCTTGCGGCTTTGGCTCAGCGGGGCCTTGACTATGACCGTTTGCAGGCAGAGCTGAACGAAAGCAAGCCCTTCCTGGAACTGTTCCGGGGCTTTGCGGCTGACGCGAATATGACGCCGCAGGAATACCTTTCCGAACTCCGCGCACGGGCTTTGCAGGCTCGCGGTATGACCCCGGAAGAGGCCCGCCGCGCCGTGGAACTGGAGGATCGGGAAGCCACCGTGAAACAGCGGGAGGCCGCAGAGCAGTCCCGGCAGGCTCAAATCCGGCAGGCGCAGGAGCAGCAGAGACAGCTTGAAGCCCGCCGGAACGCGGAAGTGCGGGAGTTTATCGCCGTCTTCCCTGACGCGGCCAGAGAAGAGATTCCTCCCGAGGTCTGGCAGGGCGTACAACAGGGGCTTAGCCTCACCGCTTCCTACGCCCGTTACGCCAACGCCAAAGCCGCTGAACAGGCCCAGGCTGACGAGGAGGCCAGACAGCAGGCGGAAGCGGCCCGGAAGCAGAATGCCGCCAATGCCGCGCGCTCTGCCGGGTCTCTCCGTTCCGCCGGGAACAACCACGCTCCGAAGGACCCGTTCCTGGAGGGCTGGGAAGATGACTGAATTGAGGTGATTCCCGTTGGCAACTCTCTCCGCCGCGAACCAGAACAGCATCCTGAAAATCCGGGAGTTTCGCGGCCTGAACGAGAACCCCGACGGGGACACCCACATCAAGACCGGAGAGCTGTCCAGGTGCGTCAACTTCCGGGTTACCCAGGACAAGCATTTGCAGCTCCGGCCCGGACAGAAAACCGTTGTCAATCTCCGTACCGCCTGGGACGCTCTGGCCTCTAAGCCCTCCGGCATTCCCTCTCCGGAGTTTTCCGGGGCCTGGCGAGGGGCTGTCGGGGACGGCGTGCATACGCTGGCGGTGTTCGGCGGCGTGATCTGGGACGTTGACCTGGATGGTGGAACGCCGAAAGAAGTCGGGCGATGCCAGCAGGCCCCCGCTTTCTTCTTTGGTTTCGGCAAGAAGGTCTATCTGCTGAATGGGAAGGAATATCAGGGCTGGGACGGCAAAAGCGGGAGTAAATTTGCTTCCGTGGAGGGCTATATTCCTACCGTCAAGACCGGATGCAAACCCGACGGAACCGGCGCGACGCTGGAAAACGTCAACCGTCTGACTGGGAAACGGAAGGTTAAATTTTCCCCCGATGGAACCGCCAAAGCCTTTGTTCTGGGTGAGAAAGATGTTAACGAAATTATCAAGGTCGAGGGGACCACGGTTTCCTATACGCTGGACAAGGCTTCCGGAACTGTAAACTTTACCTCCGCGCCGCCTCAGGGGACCAATTCTGTCATTATCACCTACCGCAAAGGAAACGGAGCGCGGGAGGAAGTCACGAAAATGCGCTTTGCCGAACTTTACAACGGCGCGGCGGATACACGGGTCTTTCTCTACGGCGACGGCTCCAACAAGGCGATTTATTCCGGCATTGATATGGATACTTCTGCCCCTTCTGCGGAGTATTTTCCCGATTTGTATGAAGCGGCTGTAGGTGACGAGAACACGCCCATTACAGCCATGGTGCGGCACTATGCCCGGCTGCTGGCGTTCAAGCCGGGGTCCGCATGGTCTATCGACTACTCCACCGCTACGACCGCTCTTGGCCAGACTACCGCTGTGTTCTTCGTTCTTCCCGTCAACAGGCAGTTAGGCAATGAAGCACCGGGGCAGGTCCGGCTTTTGGAGAACAACCCGCTGACCCTGGCAGAGCAGAATGTGTATCAATGGAAAGCGTCCAACACCAGCGGCAATATCACAGCCGACGCCCGGAACGCAAGCCGGATTTCTGACAGGGTGCGGACGACTTTGGGGGACTTTGATTTTGCGAAAACTGTTACCTTTAACCGTCTGCGGGAAAATGAATTCTGGTTTCTCTGCAACGGAAAAGCCCTCATTCTCAACTACGCCTGTGACGCTTGGTATGTCTATGACAATATGCCCTTTCTCGCTATGCTGGCGGCCGGCGGCGAGATTTACGGCTTCACAAAAACGGGGCAAATCCGGCACATTTCCCGGCAGTACCGCAACGACGACGGGACCGAAATCAGCGCGGAAGCGGCCACCGGCTCCATGGATTTTGACCGGGACTGGCTGCTGAAATACTCGCCTATGATTTTCTGCGCCATCAAGCCGGAATCCGGAGCGCGGGTTTACGTTACCGTGGAATCCAACCGGCGGAGCGATTACCCTGAAAAGATCGTCTCCGCTGGCCTGGCTGGCTTCAATCATGTGGATTTCGGGCACTTTTCCTTTGGCACAAACCGGAAACCACAGGTGAAACGGGTCAAGATGAAGGTCAAAAAGGCCGCGTTCTATAAGCTGATTTTCCGGGTTTCTTCTGCCTCCGCTACTGTGACATTGCTGGAAACGGACGTGCAGGTGAGATACGCCGGAAACGTCAAATAGGAGGCCTTATGTGAGAAAAACGAAAATTACTCCGGAACGGATTTGCCGGGAATACGAGGCGGGATTGAAGTTCAATCAGGGTATTGATCTTTATGACTGCGTGCAGACCAATGAGAATTTTTTCATCGGGAAACAGTGGGAGGGCGTGCAGGCGAACGGGCTTCCTACGCCGGTTTTCAACTTCCTCAAACGTGTGGTTCTCTTCTCCGTGGCCAACGTTTCTACCGACAATCTCAAGCTCCACGCAAAGCCTTTGCCGTCCGCCGGAGAGGTCCCCAGGGAGGCCGTAGAGCTGCTGACCGACATTATCAACGACCAGTTTACCGGCATTTTCGAGTTCAATAAAATGGGCGCTCTGATACGGGAATTCTGCCGGAATGCCGCTGTTGACGGTGACGGCTGTATGTACGCTTATTGGGACCCCGATATGGAAACCGGTCAGGACGCGAGGGGCGGTATCCGGACGGAAGTTCTTCGGAATACGCAGGTGCTTTTCGGCAATCCCAACGACCGGGAAGTGCAGTCACAGCCTTACATTCTGATTGAAAAACGGATGCTGGTTGACGACGTGAAGGACCTTGCGGAAGAGAACGGCGTGGACCTGGACCTGATTACTGCTGACGATAAGGAATCCGGCGATCCACATCTTGACCAGCTTGGCGGCGAGAAAGTGACCGTCATTGTCAGGCTTTGGAAAGACAAGGAAACCGGGACTGTCTGGGCCTGCCAGTCGACCCGGACCGTGATGCTCCGCAAGCCCTGGGATATGCAGATCCAGCATTATCCTTTGGTCTGGATGAATTGGGACTTCATTCAGGACTGCTATCACGGGCAGGCGATGATTACCGGCTTGATTCCCAATCAGGTTTTCGTGAACAAGCTCTTTGCCATGTCCATGATTTCCCTTATGACCCTGGCCTACCCTAAGATTGTTTACGACCGGACGCGGGTTTCCAAATGGTCCTCCCGTGTAGGCGCGGCCATCGGGGTCAACGGGAATGTGAACGACGTGGCCAAAATCATGGACCCCGCGTCGATTTCTCCCCAGATTTCCCAGTTTATTGAGCTGGCGGTCAGCTATACGCAGAAGTTCCTGGGGGCTTCCGACGTGGCGTTAGGCGATACAAGACCCGACAATACAAGCGCGATCATTGCCCTCCAGCGCGCCGCCGCTACCCCTATGGAGCTGACCAAACAGGCCCTTTTGCAGTCCATTGAGGACCTGGGCAGAATCTATATGGACTTTATGGGCGCGTACTACGGCACACGGTTCGTCGAGGTTCCGGTCCCCCAGCAGAATCCCCTTGCAATGCCCGGTCAGGAGACACAGGACCGCGTTGTCATTCCCTTCGAGTTCAACGCCCTGCTGACCATCCCCTGTTCCGTTGAGCTGGATGTGGGCGCGTCCTCTTACTGGTCCGAAATCGCCTCCATGCAGACCCTTGACAACCTTCTGATGAACAACCATATCTCCGTTGTCGATTACCTGAAACGTCTGCCTGCGGGACAGATTACTGATCGGGACGGCCTGATCGCGGCACTCCAGCAGCGGGAAGCCCTGGCCTCTTCCATGATGCAGGCGCAAGGTCCCGGCGCGGCTCCCAGTGATATGGCCGGACCCGCGCTGACCCAAGGCGTTCCGTCCCCGGAGGGCGGCGGGTACGGAACCTTACAGCGTAAGATCAACGAAACCGGTGAAATTCCGAAAGAAAGGTGATGGGCTATGGCGCAGATTCCTCTTGACGAAAACCTTGATATCGTGGCCCGGAGTGATATTTCCGTCACCATTGACCCGCTGACAAAGGACCTGAACATCATCCAGAAGCTGGACGATGAACCCAACGACGTTGGCGGGATGTCGGCCCAGGAACTGAAGGAGACCTTCGACCGGGCCGGGAATATTATCAAATCCTACATCAATGATTCCCTTGTCCCACAGTGCCTTTCCGAGGGCGTTACAGAGCAGACCCGCGTCGCCAATGAAAACCAACGGAAAGCCAATGAAACCGCCAGGCAAACCGCTGAATCCGCCCGGGTCTCCGCTGAATCGGCAAGGGTCTCCGCAGAAAATGCCCGGAAATCTGCCGAGTCCTCCCGCGTTTCTGCCGAGAACAGCCGGAAAGACGCTGAATCCGAACGTGCCTCTGCTGAAAATATGCGAAAATCTGCTGAATCTTCGAGACAGACCGCTGAATCGGTAAGAAACAGCACAGAGTCTGAACGCGTCCGGCAGGAGTCCGAAAGACAGTCCGCAGAAAATAGCCGGAAAGACGCTGAATCCATTCGTTCTTCTGCTGAATCCGAACGCGTCACTGCGGAGAATGCCCGGAAATCTGCCGAATCTGCCAGGGCTGACGCGGAGGACCAGCGGAAGGAAGCCGAAGCCGCTAGAAACCAGTGGGGTGATTACACCGCTGTGAAAGCATATGTCCCTGGAAACAAGGTCTATTACCTGGGGTCCTCCTATGTCAACACAGCTGCTTGTACCGGAATTTCTCCCGCAAACACAGCGCATTGGCAGCTCATCGCAAGAAGAGGGCAAGACGGCGGCGACGGGGGGCTTTCACAGGACGCGGCTGACGAACGGTATCTGCAAAAGACCGGCGGAGAGACGGACGGAGAGTTTCATGTATCGGCCAATAATGGAACAGCCAGCCTGTCTCTTGCGCCGGAGTCCGTGGCTCTGGAAGCGTCCCGAGACGATTTTTCTGCGGAGGCGGCCCTTATCGTGAATCCAGATCATATCGACATAGCAGTTGCCGGATGTTCTGTCATTGTTGGTGAATATGGTATAGACGTCAACGGCGACCCGGTTGTGACAGAACAGAAACTGAATGAATTCGTTGCAGATCAACTTATACCTGTTCAGTACGAGCTGAACAGGAAAGTGAACGTCGAAGAATTTCAATCTGCTCTGGCCCCTCTTGCAACGGAGGGTTATGTTGATGGCGAGTGTTCAAAATTAAACGCCGCGATCCAGTCGAAGCAGAATAAACTGACTGGTTCTGTCCAGGAAATAGCCGGGTTCAATGCCTCCGGAGTTATGATCGCGCGTCGGGCAGAACTGGAGAGTACGTTTCAAAAATTGATTTTCGGGAGGCTTTTCTGATGGGAATGCAGGTGTTCACCAAATCCGGCGTCTTTAACCCCGCCGACTGGGGCCTGAAAGCTGGCGACATGGTTCAGGTTATCGCTGTCGGAGGCGGTGGCGGCGGAGGCGGCGGCGGTGGAACCGGCTCCGCCTTTGGAAGTAGCGGCGGTGCTGGCGGTTGCGGGGGGAAGGGATCGGAGGGCTTCTACAAACCGGGTGTGTTTGCTTATGCTACCGGAGGCGGAGGAGGCAGCGGTGGCGGTTATGGCGCAGGCGGTGGAGGCGGCGGTGGCGGCTACTCCCCTGCCGCCTCCAATGAACCTGGTGGGGCGGGCGGCGGTGGAGGAGCTGGAGGCGAAATTGTAATTGCAACCGTGAAACTTACAAACGCAAACGCTATCAACGTAACTGTGGGCGCCGCAGGAACGGCCGGTACAAGAGGGAGTGGCAATACAGACGGAGGAGCAGGTGGAGCAGGGGGGCCAAGTTCGTTTGGCAGTTTTGTAACCGCATCTGGCGGCGCGGGTGGCGGGGGCGGTAAGTCCAAATCTAACGCAATATGTGGCGCAGGCGGTTCGGGCGCGGGGCGTCGCGGTGGCGATGGCTCTCCTGGAACTAGTCCAAATTCGACCACCGGCAGCGGCGGTGGCAGCGGCGGTGGTGGCGGTGGCGGGTACCTCCCCGGTTCACCTATCTCCGGCGGCTGCGGGGGACTCGGCGGTATTCCGCAGATGGTTGGCAATCGCAATTATGCCGTTGGAGAACCTGGCAGTGGTCATGGCGGACAAGGCGGCAGCTGTCTTGATCTTGGTATTGGCGGTGATGGGTCGTACGTTGGTCATAAAATTGTTCTTTATGGAATTCACCCTGCGACCCCCCATGGCTGTGGCGGCCATGGCGCAATGTTTGGCGACGATGGTCAGAGCGCAGGAATCGGCTCCGGCATTGTCATTGTGACCTGGTAAATACAAGAAAAACCGCCCCACACACGGGACGGCAGAGTTTGACAAAATACGGCGTTTCTGGTATGATAGCTTCGCCCCTTCTCGGAGGGGTCAGAAGGTGAGCGCTGTTACATATAATAGGCGGTTGGCCCCATTCCCTTGATGAAAGGGGGTGGTTCATTTCCCGGAGATTGCATCGAAGGGAGGTGTTGCTATGAGGCATGACCTCTGGATGAAAATCCTGCGGGTTGTGATTTGTGTCCTCGCGGTCCTCTGGGCCACGTGGATGTCCATCCTCACAGTGTGTTAGCCGCCCGGACGGAACCCGAAGCGGCTAACGTAGTTAGTTGACAGAGGGCCAACCGCCTTGTAACAGCGCCCCTTCTGTTTTCATTATACCAGTTCAAGCCGCTTTGTCAAGTGAGACATTGCGGCTTTTTTTGATTCCGCGAAAGGAGGCTGGTCCTGTGAGCAATGAAGATGTTGCAGTTGCCCTGGAAGGCCATGAACATGAAATCGGCTCCCTGAAACACCGTATGGACGCCGTGGAGGAAAACCAGAAGACCTTGAATGAACTGGCCTCCTCTGTGAAGGTCATGGCCTCGGAATTGCAGAACCAGGGCGAAACGATGAAGACTATCCAGAAAGACTTGAATGCTCTTGGCGCAAAGGTCGACGATGTGGAAGCCAAACCTGCTAAAAAATGGGATGAGGCTTCCAAGATCGTCCTTACCGCCGCTTTGACTGCCATTGTCTGCTTTATTCTGCGGCAGATTGGAATTTTTTAATCAGAAAGGACTACTATCATGAACGAAATCATCAACGACTACATCACCGGCGAAAAGACCCTGGAGGAGGCCAACGACGCTCTTGTCTCCATCGGCGCGGGCGTGAAGCTGGACCCGGAACGCAATACCATCAAGCCCGGCGAGGAAGCTGATTTCGGCCTGCTGGATACCGGCACCGGCGCCCTGGACAAGGTGAAGATTTTCGGCGGCAGGCTCGTCAGCTGTGACTGCGGCTCCATGCCCGCCCGTGTTTACTTCCGGGGCAGGTGCTATGAGGTCCGCGGGGACAGGCTGACCCTGTAAGAGCCAGCTATCTTTGAGAAAGGAAGTATGATTTATGGCTGTAAACTATACGACCAAATATGAGAAGAAGATTGCCGAACGGTTCCATAAGAGTTCCATTACGGATTCCGCCTGCGGCAATGAATATGAGTTTGTCGGCGCGAAGACCATCCGGATTTACTCCGTGAACACTGCACCGGAGACTGAATACGACCGCAATAAGGGCAGCAACCGTTTCGGCGATCCCAAGAACCTGGACGACACCATTCAGGAAATGACCTGCACCCAGCAGCCTGCCTTTACCTTCTGCATTGAGCCTTTGGACAATTCCGACCAGGCCATTGAGAAGAGCGCAGGCAAGGCACTCCGGCGGCAGTTGGACGAGGTAACGATTCCCGGTATGGACAAGTACCGACTCAAGAAGTGGGTACAGGGCGCGAACATCCAGATTAAGTCCGCCAACGAGCCTACCATCAAGACCATTGTGGAGCTGATCCTGGATGCAAACTCCGCTATGACTGACGCGCTGGTGCCGTTGGAGAACCGGACCATTTATATGCCCACCAAGATGTACCAGCGTTTGAAGCAGAACCCGGACTTTATCTCCGTTGACGCTTTGGGCAAAGAAGCTCTGGCCCGCGGCGTTGTGGGCATGGTGGACGGCTGTCCCATCAAGCAGGTGCCCAAGGGTTATCTGCCCAAGGGTGTGTACTTCATGATTAAGTATAAGGGCAGCACTGTGGACCCCGTGAAGATGAAGCAGTACGACGTCCTCAAGAAGGTACAGGGCTACGCCGGTCCCGTCGTGCAGGGCGTTACGTATTATGACAGCTTTGTCCTGGGCACCAAAGGCGATGGTATTGCGGTCTGTGGTGACGCCTCCCTGATTCTGGACGCGCCTGCCCTGACGATTGCATCCCATGCCGTAACGGCTGCTCCGCCCTCCGGTGCAAAAGTCCTCTACACTACCGACGGCACCAATCCTCGTTACTCCGCTACCGCGCAGACCTACACCTCGCCTGTTACCCTCAAGGAGGGCGAGACGTTCAAGTGTATCTCTGTCAAAGACGGCTGTGTGGGCATGGCCGCTGAACAGGCATATCAGTAAGATTTAAGGGACAGGGGTTTTCTGGCTCCTGTCCCTTTTGCAAAGAAAGGAGTTTCTTCGTATGAATCGTCATTGGAAACTTTGGTGGAAAGCCGCCGGTATCCGGGCCGTCAAGACCGTTGCCCAGACCGCCGCCGCGACCATTGGCACCGCTGCCGTGCTGGGTGATGTGAACTGGCCCGTGACTGCTTCTGCCGCTGTGCTGGCCGGTCTGCTGTCTCTGCTGACCTCTGTCGCGGGACTTCCGGAGGTGGATGATGGCAACGGTTAAGGACATTCTTGCCATTGCGCGGAAGGAGCTGGGAACCAAGGAATCTCCCGCCAACTCCAACAATGTCAAGTACAATACCTGGTTCTATGGACACGCCGTCCGGGACACCAGCGCGATCAAGTACCCCTGGTGCATGGCGTTCGTGCAGTGGTGCTTTGCCCAGGCTGGTCAGACGTTGCCCTGCAAGACCGCTTCCTGCTCCGCACTTCTGAACTTCTATCGTCAGAATTTCCCGGAATGCGTCAAGGCCAAACCCAACGCCGGGGATGTCGTGATTTACACTTTCGGGCATACGGGAATTGTGGAATCTGTTTCTTCTGGGGAGTTTACAGCCATTGAGGGGAACACCAGCGTCAGCGGCAGTCAGTCCAACGGCGGGGAGGTCTGCCGGAAAACACGAAAGCTCTATACCGCAGCGGCGTTCATTCGTCCGGAGTACGCAAAGGAGGGTCCCAAGTTGGATAACAAACCCAGTCCTGCCCACGAGAAGGGCGTTCAGTGGGCGGTGCAGAACGGTATCCTGAACGGGAATCAGCAGGGTGATCTGATGCTCTCCCAGCCTGTTACCCGTCAGCAGCTTTGCTCTATCCTCTATAACTATCATCGGAAATTCGGGAAGGATGGCTGATTCATGGCAAAGTGGACGAAAACGGACCCGATTTCCGGACGGACAACCACCGTTTACAGCAGCAAGTCCCCCGGTAAGGGCTACTCTTCTTCCGGCACATCCAGTTCCAGCAAAAGCACGACTTCCAGTTCCTCCAAGTCTTCCTCTTCCAGCTCTTCCAAGCCGTCCTCTTCCAGTTCTTCTTCCCGGTACTCGTCTTCCGGCTCTTCCGGCACAAAAACCAGCTCTTCCGGCCAGAAGCTTTACTCGGACGGCTACGGCGGCTGGACCACCAAACCGTCTACCTCCAAAGATTACGCGGATACTTACGGAGGTTCCAGCAAGACCCAGACGACCCGGCCCTCTTCCGGCGGTTCGTCTTCTTCCGGGTCCTCCGGTTCCTCTGCCGCCTCCCGGCCTGTCTCCGGCGGGTCTTCTATGTCCGGGTCCTCTGTCCAGTACAGCGGCTCTTCCGGTACGTCTTCCGGCGGCTCCGCCAACTACCATCAGGACGCAATCGACGCCGCCGCCCGTGGGGATTGGTCCGCTGTCGCTAAGGCTCTGGCGGCGCGTCAGGCAAAGATCAACGCCCAGGGAGGCAATGACCGTGGGACCTCCAACGCCGCGATTCTGGCCTCCTTGCAGAAGCAGTACGCCGATTCCTACAACGCCCTGTCCAAGTCCAATCAGTCCACGATCTCCGGCATGGCTACAGGTTCCATCAACGGCATGGCCACCAATCCCCGGGGCTGGGACGACGGGCGGGATTATCTGGCCGACGCGAAGCAGTACGCCCAGAGCGGTCAGTTGGACGCGGCTTATGACGCTCTCCTGCGGCGCGGATTCAAAATGTACGATACCGGCTCCACTGGCGGCGGGACCTCCCAGGACCAGGCCTATGCGTTGATTCGGAACCTCTACAATCAATCCGGCATGGCCCGGCAGGAATACAATGACCAGGTTGCCCGGAACGCCCAGCGGCTTGCGGAGCATCCTACCCAGTTCGGTCCCGGGACCAATCCTGCCCTTGCCAACAAGCATTTCGTTTCCCAGGATGGGCAGTTTATCATTTATTACGATGCTTCCGGAACGCCCGTTGCCGCAAAGCCCAACAATGGGGACGGCTATTCCAGACAGTACAGCCCGGAGGAAATTGAGCTGATGCGGCAGTATTATTTCGGAGTGGACGGCGTGGATTTCGCGGAGCTTCAGCGGCAGATTCACAACAACAATGTTGCTTACACCGGCAACGGACGGCTGATTGACCAGTATGGCAATTACGCCTCCGGGACGCCTGTTGGAACCACCGATATGTATCACTGGGACCCTACGACCATTCCCGGCACTCAGTACAATGTCAGTCAGGATGTGGACGCGCTCAAGGTGATTCTGGACCGTATCAATGCCGGGGAATCCTTCGGGCCTCTGGGCGGCGGTTCCGGGGCCGGTTCTCCTGTGACTGTGCCCACGCTGCCCTCTGTGTCCGCGCCCTCTGTCTCCCAGCCCACCGGCGGTTATTCCGGCTATGGGGCCGTTGGAACCGGGTCGCTGGGAGAGTTGGGCGATTCCGGGCTTGCGGACCTCCTCAAGCAGCTCTATGCCCAGAATCTCGACGCCCAGCTTGCCGGTTTGCGGTCCACCTATGAGCAGGATTACGCCGGTATCCGTGCCCAGGACGACCTGATTTCCCGTCTGTACGCCAATCAGCGGAATCAGGCGGCGGTCCAGAACGATATCCAGCGGATGCAGATGGCGGAATTCGGGGCCATGCGGGGACTGAATACCGGCGCGTCCGGGCAGATGGCTCTGGCACAGTCCGCGTCTTACCAGAATGCCCTTGGTGAACTCGGCGCGGCGGAATCCCAGTCCCTGGCAGACAACGCCCTGAACGCCGAAAAGCTCTCCGCCGGGTACCGGTCCAGCGTCGACCAGGCCAGAGCCGCCAATAACGCTGACCTTGCACAGGCCCTTTACAGCGAGTACGTACGCCAGATCAACGCCGCGCAGCAGGCACAGGCCCAGGCGTTGGCGCAGCAGAATTGGGAGCGGCAGTTTGCGTACCAACAGCAGCAGGACGCCCTGTCTCAGTCCAATTGGGAGAAGCAGTTTGCCTACGGCCAGCAGCAGGACGAGTACGACCGGGCTTCCGCACTCCAGCAGCTTCTGTACAAGTACCAGTATGAGGCCGATTCCGCCGCCGCTTCCTCTGCCGCTGACTGGGCGGAACTGCTCCTGAAGAACGGCGCGATGCCCGACGCGGAACTGCTTGCCGCCGCTGGACTGTCTTCCGGCTCCGCCCAGGCTATGACCGATGCTTACTGGCGGGCGCTGAACCTCAAGAACACGCCCAGAACGTCTTCCGGAGGGTCTAAGTCCTCCGGCGGGACTACTTATCCGAAATCCGGGACCGCTGGTGGGGACTATGAAGGACTGTTTGCCGCCGCGCTGGCCTCCGGACGGCCTGCCTCCTTCATCCCCAACAATTATAAGAAATATGGGTTCAGCAGTTCTTCCGGGTTGGTAAGCGATTATAATGACTGGGCAGCGGAACTGGAATCCCAGAAGAAAACAGCCGCTAAAACTGCCGCCCCGCCCAGAGACAACGGATACGGCGCTAATTGGAATACCATCTGGCCCAGGGCGCGGACCATGTTTGACCAGGGCCGGTCCAAAAACGAAATCGCCGCGTATCTGAACAATTTCAACGATAGCCAACTGACTGCCAGCGGCCTGAATAAAATTTTGTCCAGTCTTGGCTTTATGTAATGCCGTAAACAGGAGGTCTTTACCGTGGGAAGAGTTGAAGAAATGCTTGCGAAACAGGGCGCGGCCCTCTCCAATGGAGACAAACCTGCCAACGCCGCAAGCAAGGAAGCAGCAAAAGAACTGGCGCGAACCGGGACCTCGACCTATAAAGAGAAGTCCTACTCCGCGCCGGTCAAGGTCCAGAAGAAGAAATCGAAAACCACTTCCAGCACGACCACAACCAGTAAGGGCAGTCCCGGTGCGGCTGGGGGGAGAGTGGAGGCAATGCTTGCAGAAAAGGGCGCTTCCCCCCCAAAAGAGAAAGCGGCAAAGACCACCGCCCAGCCTGTCAAAAAGACTGCCGCGCCGCTCAAAGCCCCGAAGACTACCGCGAAGAAGGTTATCCGTGTGCCGGTCAAGCAGACGGACCCTTCCGCTTATGGCTATGACCCTATGGTTGCGCAGGACCTTGAAAACCGGCAGAAACAGACCTCTGCCTTGAAACCCGGGGCAAAGCCGTTCAGCGCGGGGAAGCTCGCGGGCGATCTGGCAATGCGGGGTATGAACCTATTCGCCGGGTTCTTTTCCTCCGGTCTGGCTATGGCCGAAGACGCGGGCGGTTACGCTGCCGGTCTTCTTACCGGACAGCCTGGCGTGAACCTCGCGGAGGGTGGAATCTTCAACACCTGGGACCAGGCAATCAAACGGGAAGGACAGGCTATGGAACAGTCCGCCGCGAAAAACGTTGCCAAAGGCGGCAAGGCGGCGGAGACTGTTTACAAATACGGAACCCAGACCGTTGCCGCCATGCCCCAGGCCGTCCTTGCCATGCTGACAGGCGGCGGGTCTGCGGTCGCGTCCTCTGCCAGCCTTGCCAGCACCGCCGCGAAGGCCCTGTCGCCCTCCCTCGCCCGGACCATCTCTCAGGCTGTTTCCGGCATGGCGAAGAATCCCCAATACTGGACCTCTTTCGCCCAGGTCGTGGGACCGGGATATCAGCAGGCCCTTGAAGACGGCGCGGACCATGCCCATGCCGCCCTTTACGCTGTTGGAAACGGGCTTCTGAATGCGGCTGTTGAAATCGGCGGCGGCGTTCAGAAGCTTCCTGGGGCCTTGAAGGACGGGACTGCGACCTGGAAAGCAATTGTGGATTCCATGCTGGAAGAAGGGCAGGAAGAGGTCGTTCAGGGTATCATCGAACGCGCCTTGCAGAACGTTGTCTACGACCAGAAAAATCCTCTTGCCTCTGCTTCCAATCCCCGCGCCGTTCTCAATCCCCGGACCGCTTTGGAGGAGTTCAAGGGCGGCGCGGTCGTCGGCGGTATCCTCGGCGGCGGTCAGGCGGCAGTACAGGCTGGTATCAACTCCTACGCGCAGAATCAGGTTCAGAAGCATCTTGACATGATGCAGAGCATAGTGAAGGAACGCGCCGCTGAAATCCAGTCCATCCAGAAGCAGGCCGAACAGGAAGCCGCTGACTGGATTGAATCGCTGAACATTCCCAGGCCAGTTGATCTCAACGCCGTCAACGCCCAGGCAGATCAGGACGCTTCCGCAATCGTCCGCGATATGTTCAGCCAGAAGCCCGTTCAGCCTACGTCCCCGGAATCTGTTATGAAAATTATTCAGGATATTCAGCGGGAACAGCAGGCGCGGCCCGGGTCCATCCTCCTGAACGGGGACCAGTTGACGCAGATCAATCAGGAAATCGCAAAACAGCAGGCCGCGACCGTTGACGTGGACAGTCTGCTGAAAGGACGCGCTCGCCTGGATTATGAACAGCTTTCCCCGGACACCCAGGCGGCGGTAGACAGAGCCTATGAGCAGGGCACGGCGGGTATGGACGCGGAGGGCAGGATTTTCAGGATTCACCCGGAAGACCATATCGACCGCCGGGACGCCGCTGATATCGGGCGCAGAAGAAGCCTGAACGCGTTCCAGTTCGACCACCCAGAATTGCATCACTTTTTCGCCGGCGCTGCCCAATGGCTGAAATCTGGCATGGGGCAGAAGGGCGGGCAGATTGAATCCACGCCCGGCGTTCTCTCCGATGGCGTTACGCCCAGTTCTCATGATAGATATTGGCGCACGTCCCGTATGCAGCCGGAACCGGTCGTCAGACTTCTGGATGAGTTCGGGTTGAGCTACGCCGAAATTGATAAGGCTCTGGACGCAATTATCAAGGACCGGGGGCAGGAGAACTACGCCGCCGCGAAGAAGGTCGAGCTTGTTCTGGACGAAATGCTGACCAACGGCTGGACCGATTTGGATGGGCGGTATCTGCCGGGGATCCCGGAGTACGTTGACGCAACAAGCAAAATCGCCGGAAGCCTGAATGCGGAGCAAGAACCGGATCTCGGAATCATGGGCCAGGAGATTGAACGGCTCTACGGGAAATCCGATACCACACCCTCTGATGGTCTTGGCGCGGCGGATGCTGGAACCGTCAACACCGACTATGACCGGCTCCAGGCGCAAAGCAGCGAGTTCCACCCGGAGGGCGAGAATCCCGCAAGACCTGTAGACGTACCCAAACAGGACTTTGACGGGCGTAATATTCCCAAAGCCGCTTCTACCGTCACTGGTGCGGAAATTCTGAACAACGCAGACGTGGAACGCTTACAGCAGATCATTGCCGACGGTATGATCTCTTTCGACACCATCCACGACACGGACGCGCAGTCAGCGGCAAGACAGACTGTCTCCGAAATCGGCTTTGAGGGGGCCTTGGAGCGTTACCGTCAGGCGGCAAGGTCTAATGTCGCTACCAAGAATAACGTCGCTCTGGGACAGCTTCTAATGAAAATGGCAGCGCAATCCGGAAATGAATCCGCTTTAGCTGAAATCTTCTATCTTTACACGACCAACTCTACCAACATCGCACAGGCTATGCAGGCGCAAAGAATGCTTCGGAAACTCTCTCCGGAAAGCCAGCTGTCTGCACTGCAAAGAAGCGTCAACCAACTGAACGAGAGATACGACGTACCGGAGACAATAAGACAGGCTTCGAACGGCATCAGCGCGGAGGATGCTCTTGCGGCATATCAGGCGGTATCTGACGCTTATCGGGATGTCCTTTCCGCCTATCAGAACGTTGTAGACACCATGCACGGCGCGTTCGAGGATGCTGCAAACACGGAACGGCATCCAAACACTCCAGGCTGGGCGGAACAGCTCGGACGGGATTTGGCGAGGAACGCGCGGAACCGGGCCGGACTTGGCGGCGAAAAACAGGGGCCGTCGTTCTATTCCACGCTGTTGAATGACCTGACCTCCCTCATGAACGAACACGTCCCCAAACGGACCGGAGAACGAACAAAACGGACTGCCGCTGACAAAATTGCAGACCTGTTTGCCAACCGCGCCGAGTACGCCCGCGCATGGGAACAGGCGAAAACGGAACTTGCAGAGCGGTACAAAGACAATCCGGAAGCCCTTGACGCGCTGGACGATTTCCTGAACGCCTCCATGGGCTACAACGGCGCAGGTCCGGATACGACTATGATGCGGGCTGTTGCAGAAGCCGCGCTGTCGAACGACGTGAAGCTGAAAGAACTCGTCGTGCGCGGCAAGTACGATGCAGACGCGCTGGTTGAACAGCTCTCGAACACGCTGATTCAGGAAACAAACGCTTCCGGAACCGATGCGGGTATCATCAGAGACGCCGTGCGCCGGTACATTCAGAACCGAGGGGAATCTTCCTCCCGGTCTGCGTCCGACTATCTGCGCAGCGATGTCCGGCGGGTAATGCGGGACATTGGCGTGAAAATGTCTGATATTATCCAATCCAGACCGGGAACAAAGGCCGAAACGTTGGACCGGATCACATCCATGCTGACCGGAGAATACGGCGTCAGCGAACAGGCAGCGGCGAAAATTGCCAACGATATTGCGGCAGACTTTGAACAGATGGTCCGTGAACGGTCGCGGGCAAGGCTTGAGCAGATGTTTAAGGACCGGCCTGAACGGACGAAAAAAACCTTGTCCGATAAATTTGAAGAGCTTGTGAATCTTGGCGCGTTCTCCGGAAACGAGTTCAGCCAGCAGACAGTGAAAAAGCTGTTCGGGGTCGGGACAGGCGTGGAAGTCTCCCCGGAACTGATTCGAAAATTCATGGCCCAGGAAGACCAAAATGGCCGGGACGCTGTGATGGATGAAATCGTGAAGGATCTCGCTTCTCAGCTCCCCTCTACGTTCCGGGCGAAATATGACTGCCTGCGGTATCTGGCTATGCTGGGCAATCCCCGAACCCACATCAGAAATATCCTCGGCAACACGCTGTTCCAGATTCCCGTTACCGCGAAAAACCGTGTTGGCGCCGCCGTTGAAGCGGGGTACAATTTTTTCAGCGGCGGCAGACTGGAACGCACAAAATCGCTGACTGGCGTCAATCCCGCAAGCCAGCTGGCCAAAGAATGCCGCGCCGATTGGTCCAATGTATCGGATTTCTTGAGTGGAAGCAAGTACAGTGAGGGACGGATCACCGCACGGGATATCGAAAGTGAAATCGATCCATTCCAGAACAGCAATCCCCTGTTCAAAGGGCTGGGAAAGCTGTCTGATATGAATGGCCAGCTTCTCAGCGTGGAAGATACTGCTGCAAAACGATGGATTTATACCCAGTCCCTTGCCGGGTATCTGAAAGCAAACGGTATCAAATCCATTTCCGAAGCGGACCCGCAGCTGCTGAACCGTGCCCGGAATTACGCAGCGCAGGAGGCCATGCGGAATACTTTCAATGACCATAACGCGTTCAGTGATTTTGTGGCAAAGCTCAGCGCCCTGCCTAACAGCGAAAACAAATGGGCGCGACGAGCTGGATATGTGACAGAGGGCCTTTTGCCGTTCAAACGAACCCCAGCAAACATCCTCTCCCGGGCGGTGGAATACTCCCCGGTTGGCGCGGCTGCCAGTATTGCGGACCTCGTGAATCGGGGTGTTCGCGGTCAGGCCACAGTGGAAAGCGTGGCTACAGGCATTGACAGGCTGGCGGCGGGCTTGACCGGAACCGTGCTCCTGGCTGTTGGGTTCCTGCTGAACGGATATTTCTCCGGAGGCGACGACGAAGATGATAAACAGCGGGATTTCAATTCCCTGACCGGACACCAGTCTTATGCGCTGGAGCTTGAGAACGGAACCTCTGTGACGCTGGACTGGCTGGCTCCGGAAGCTATCCCGTTCTTTATGGGCGTTGAATTGGCCCATGCGTGGCAGGACGGCGGCCTTAGCTGGGAAGATGCTTTGAATGCACTGAAAAATATGTCAGGGCCTATGCTGGAAATGTCCATGCTGCAAGGTCTGAACGATGTGATTGAAGACGCGTCTTACGCCCAGTACCACGGCGGAAACGTTCCCGCAGCCTTTATCGTCTCGGCGGCAACCAACTACGCAACGCAGATTTTTCCTACCTTGTTCGGGCAGTTGGAACGCTCCACAGAAAACCGGCGTATGACTACCTACGCGGACAAAAACAGCCCCATAGCGAAAGACCTCCAATTCTTCCTCGGCAAGACCAGTCAGAAGATTCCGGGGCTGGATTATCACCAGATTCCGTACATTGATGAGTGGGGCCGGGAGGAATCCAGCGGTGATCCCATCAGCCGGACCTTTAATAACATCCTGAACCCTGCCTATATGTCCCAGGTGCAGATTGACAACGTGGAAAAAGAACTCCAACGGCTCAAGGACACTACTGGCAACTCTTCCGTGTTTCCAGCCAAAGTCGATAAGTCTTTCAAGGTGGGCGACGAAATGAAATACCTGACCGCCGATGAATACACCACGTTTGCAAAAACCGTCGGGCAGACAAGGCGGGATTTGCTGGACAGACTGATGAAGCAGCCAGGGTACAAGCGCCTGAGCGATGAGCAGAAAGCCCAGGCCGTTGCGAGTGTCTACGAGTACGCCACGGGTAAAGGAAAGATGGAGGTCAGCAAGTGGAAGCCTGATGATTCCAGCATTGTCAAGGGCGTGCTGAAATCTATGCTCCCCGTCGAAAGCTATATCCTGTACCGGCTGAACAGTGACCGGGACAAGAGCGGCAGCGTCAACGGCGCGGAATCTGCTTTGACACTGCTTGAGCTGAACGGTCTGAGTAATCAGCAGCGCGGCAAGGCATGGGACGCTTTGAACGATATCAAGGAAGATAAGAATCCGTTTATTGGTACGCTTCCAGAAGCCGGGGTTCAGTCCAAAACCGCGATTGATATCTACGACCGCTATCGTGAACTTAACAATGCTAGGATGAAGCCGAAGGATAAGGCAGCAGAATTCCTTAGTTATGTCCGTGGATTGGGCTTAACAAGTGAACAACTTAAAGCCGTGAAAAATACCTATACCTTCTTTGGCAGCTACCCTATTGAGTGGTAACTTTCAGCCCCGCCGGGTTCTTTTCGCTCGGCGGGGCTGTTGTCGTTATTCTTTGGGGACAATCAACTCTTTGCCATAAGGAAGCGTCTCCGCCCAGGCACAGAACTCCCGCCATTCATCCAGCTTATGAGACTTCCTTGCCTTGTAAATATTGCGGAGTACGGCATAGTTCAGCATGACTGTCCGCCGCTGGTTGTAGCTGGAGGGCAGGAGCTGAATCATCTGCCACCAGTCTTCTTTCCTGCCAGTCTCCGTGTGCATTTCCCGGCAACAGTTCAGCGCTCGGATTATCGTTTTCAAAGTCTCGGCAGCCTCATCCCGAAGGTGCTCATGGCTGAAATCGTCCAGCGTAAACTTTTTGGCGTGAATCTTGTGCATGGTGGAACAGGAGTTGGCGACCGTACCCACCTTATAGGTGTCGAACTCCTTCCACCAGTACAGCGGGGCCAGAATGTCAGCCGTTACCGTAATCATCCGCAGGAATTTGCCGTGGTCCGGACCTGCGTTGGCCAGCTTGACCATCAGGGTAAAGTCTTTCTTGACGATACGGAACTGCCCGTCAATCTCTTCCTTGAGCAACGCGGGATGGGTGCAATGGCCGAAATTGGCCTCAAACCACTTACAGTCAGCGCACAAATCCGGGTCACTATGCCCCATGCACCACTCGCTGTCGGATTTTGCCCAGCTATTCCAGGAATTGCGCATCCCACGAATTGCCGTTTCCCAACCGTGGACTTCTGTTTTGTTAATCTCTATCATTGTGTTTCTCCTTCCTTACAATGCAGCCTTTTCCAGCTTCACAAGGTCGGCTGTGCCCGGTGTCATAGCAATAGCTGCAAAAGTATAGTTCGCTCTTGTCGCGCAGGTTGACCGGCTTCCAGTAAATACAGCCCTCGCAGGGAGATTTCTTTTTCATTTTCCGTCTCCTGTCCAACAGCCGCAGGTGTCTTCCGGGTCGCGGAAATCTGCCCGGTACTCACTGCCCGAATTGCAGCAGACGTTTACCTCCCGGTCATACCAATAGCAGTTCCAGCAGTCGCCGGGGGTCAGCTCTCTTACATGGATGAAAATCCCCGGGACCTCTGCCCAGAATTTCTGACACACTTCACTGACTGCCTGCGCGTCGTCCGTCCAGTAGCCCAGCTTCGTCATGCAGTCTTTCAGCAGTTTGTTCAGATTGTCCGTGTCCGGTTTCGTGGTCCGCCATTCTCCGTCTTTATGCCTGCCTCTCGGGAAGCACCATTTTACGATCAGCTCCACCGGGCCTGCCAGTTCCCGCGTCGGGACGTGCTTCGACAGGTGGGACAGCAGCTTTTCCCGTGCGTCTGCTACCTCCGGCGGCTCGTAAAAGATGGGCTTGCCCTTTACTACCCGGACTTTCTTTTCCTGGTGCGTTGCCGTGGGCGGTTCCATCGGCATGAAGAATTTTAAGCGCACTTATCCAAACCCCTTTCTTTTCCTCGTTTTCCAGGGGTCCAAAAGTTCTGTTATTCGGTTTTCAGTTCTTTTGGACCCGCTTCACCTTGGTCCCTTTCAGCTCGTAATCCGGATGCTCTGTGGCCCAGTTCTTCATAGTCGCTGTTGTCTTCCCCGTGTATTCCGCAAGGTCGGACAGCGGGACAATTCCGGTGCCGTCAAGATCACAGGACCCAAACGCTTCATCAAGCAATTCCTGCCGTCTCTGCTTCGCGCTCTTCTCCGGCGGCTGATCTTTCTTTTTCTTCTTCCAGGACGGCTTTTCCTCATCCGGAGACGCGTCGCCCAATACCCCGCTGTCGTCTGCTTTGTGTATCGGATAGTCGAACCACAGATTCACCGGCGGGAACTTCGGGAACTCTCTCAATGTCCCCTCTATCCGCCATGCCGTACGGGCTTCTGCGGCCCTCCTGACGGCTCCCAGCGACGTGATAAGGTCTTGATATCCCTCTTTGCTCAAAAGGCGCTCACAGGCCGCCAGAGCCGATTTCTGACCGTATAGATCATCCTGCGGCGCGTCTTGCAGTTTTCCTTCTGCCATCAGTGCGGCGGAACATGCCTCGCAGACCGCGCTGTTGATGATGTGCTTGCGCAGGGGTTCTTCTACCGGCAGTTCGATCAGGTCCAGCAGCGCGTCCGGGTCACGGGCAAACACACCGCTTCCACTGGCACGGTCCATGCTCCGCTTGCTTCCCTGACTGCCCTTGCTGTGATGGTGGCAGTAGATTACCGCACAGCCTAATTCCGTGCATACCTTGTCGAACTGGTTGCAGAACCGCGCCATCTGGTCTGCGCTGTTCTCGTCGCCGGTGATGACCTTGTAGATCGGGTCTATGATAATCGCCAGATAGTCCTTTTTCATGGCGCGGCGTATCAGCTTCGGGGCCAGTTTGTCCATCGGCAGCGAATGTCCCCGCAGATTCCAGATATCCACACTGTGCCGGCCGGGCGCGCCCATGGCCTGCCGTACATCCCGGAAGCGGTGCAGGCAGCTCGCCCGGTCCAGTTCCAGATTGACATACATCACCTTTCCCTGGGTACAGCGGAAGCCCAGCCAGTCAAGTCCTTCCGCGATGCAGACCGCCAGTTCTATCAGGGCGTAGCTCTTACCTGCCTTGCTGGGGCCTGCCAGGAGCATTTTGTGGCCCTGCCGGAGGACGTTTTCTATCAGCGCGGGGGCCAGTTCCGGCAGCTCCGTTGTCAGCTCTTCTTCCGGGTCCGGCAGGTCGTCACTGACGCTTTCAATCCAGTCGACCCACTCCTGCCAACTGCCTTTGCCGATGTTCGTATCAACAAGAAACTGCTTTTCCCCGTTCCGCGTGATACCCGGCATCCGGCTCAGTCTCGACGGGTTCCGGTTCTGTTTGTCCGGTTTCAGGCCGTTTTTCTCGCAGACCTGATACAGATAATCCACCCGGCGGCGGTATTCCTTTTCATCCGGAGCATTGATCTTTACAATCGCGTGCAGGCTCTTTCCGCCAGAGTGGACCAGCGCCGCTACAGGCAGTTCCAATTCCCGTATCAGGGCGTTCTGCTTCTCTATGGGAACTTCGTCCGATTCTACCAGGGCATAGCGGTAATCTGTGATATTCTTGTCCGTGATTCCGCGTCCGTCCAATGGGTTGAACCGTATCCATGCCCCTGCTTCCGGGTTCCAGTCGCCCAACGCGCTGCCAAGGTCGTTCTTGCAGTGTTCCAGCGCTCGTATCAGACTTTGTGCCGTTCGGTCCCAGTAGCCTTTTGTGGGCGTCGGTTTTCCGTTCCGGTCCGTACATGTGACAACATATCCGACATAATCGTCCGGTTCAAACAGGGTCTTCAAGTAGCAGGTCAGCTCCCCGGACGGGTTCCAGTCCAGGTCCGGAGCCGGGATATCCTGACCCTCCAGCCAGTCCCTGTCAACTATTTGCGGCGGTGCTTCTTCGCAAATGCCTATATAATCGTCCCATCCAATCGCTTTCCCGATTGCTCTCCCCCGGATCGTCGCCGGTATCCAGCCGTGGGAACGGGCTAACTTTACGATGCTTCCCGCCGTGACAGGTTTCGCGTCTCCCTTGAAGCTCTCCCATTTCTTGCCGCACTCGCCGGGATGATACCGCGCTGGATCGCCACGGCTCCATTCCTCCCAGTCCTGCGCTGTGTATCCTTCCTCCTTCAGCGCCATCCCTACCGCTAACCATTCGTTGTAGCTCAGGTCTGCGGGCGGGATGTGCGCTATCGCTTCCCTCAAATCATATCCGCTCAACCGCTCACGCTCCCTCCGGTGTGTACGTCACCGGGTCTACTCCCCGGGGTACGCCCTTCCAGCCGGTGGCCGCGATCCGGTTTATCATCTTGCTTGCCGCGTCAAAGCTCCATTGCCCTACGTGGCGGAATCCGTACATTTCCAGACGCCGGATTTGCTTCGGTGTGGCAAGACCCGCGTCACGGCGTTTTTGCAGACGGTCGATCAGCAGGCTTGCCTTTCCCGCGCTGGTGATCTCGTCCGGGAAGATACCCCAATTTTCCAGCATTTCCTTCTGCTTCTCGCTGGGCGGTCCCATTTCCCATCCAAAGGCCGGTTCGTAGCCGCTTAAATCCTCCGCCTGAATGCTCATTTCAAATTGCAGCGGGTCTACCAGCTTGCGTTTCCGGCTCCGCATATCGTTCAACTGTTTTGCAAGGGCTTCCTCACGCTGGGCTATTACGTCCTCGTTCGCCTGCTTTTCTGCCGCTTCTATGTCCTCCGGCTTCCCTGACGCTTCCAGATTCGCCGTCATTTTCTTCGCGACTTCATCGGAACTGCATATCAGGCACGCCGGGCGGCACAGCTCATGGCGGTTCGTATGCCAGAGAAAATCCAATAACAGCAGGTCTTCCTTGCCGGGGTGCAGGCGGGTCCCGCGGCCTACCATCTGACTGTACAGGCTTCGGATTTTCGTCGGACGCAGGACCACGATACAGTCTACCGACGGACAGTCCCAACCCTCTGTCAGCAGCATGGAGTTGCACAAGACGTTGTATCTTCCCGCGTCAAAGTCTCGCAGAATTTCTCCCCGGTCGGGACTGCTGCCGTTGACCTCCGCTGCCCGGAAGCCTGCCGCGTTCAGGATGTCACGGAACTTCTGCGACGTGCGGACCAAGGGCAGAAAGACCACCGTTTTTCGGTCCTTGCAATAGGTCTTCATTTCCTCCGCTATCTGGTATAAGTACGGGTCCAGCGCTGTGTCAAGGTCCGAACTCTTGAAATCTCCCGCCTGTACGCCTACGCCGGTTAAGTCCAGCTTCAGAGGTATCGTCACTGCTTTGATGGGAGACAGATAGCCCTCTTTTATCGCCTTGGGAAGGGTGTATTCGTAGGCCAGATGGTCAAAATACTGTCCCAGATTCCGCATGTCGCCCCGGTCAGGTGTGGCCGTTACTCCCAGGACACGAGCCGTCGAAAAGTAGCCTAATACACGCTGGTAGCCGTCGGACAGGGCGTGGTGGGCTTCGTCGACGACTATCGTGCCGAAATAGTCCGGGTCGAATCGGGATAGACGCTGTTCACGCATAAGGGTCTGAACACTGCCTACCGCCGCCATGTACCAGCTTCCAAGACAGCTTTCTCCCGCCTTTTCTACCGCGCTCCGCAGGCCCGTGCTTTTGTACAGCTTGTCCGCCGCCTGCTCCAACAGCTCCCCGCGGTGGGCCAGTATCAGACAGCGGCGGCCCTGCCTGATCTGGTCCTCTACGATTTTGCTGAAAACTATCGTCTTCCCGCAGCCGGTGGGCAGGACCAGCAACGTCCGCCGGTAACCCTCTTCCCAGTCCTGTTCTACCGCTGTCCGGGCTTCTTCCTGGTATGGCCGCAGGTCCATCAGAATACGTCTTCCCAGGGCGTGGATTCTTCGGCGGGTTTCGTCCAGCCACTCAGTTTCGTTTGACGGGCAGACTGTATCGCGGCTTCGTCGTAGTCGTAGAACTTATCAACCTCGTTCGCCTGCCCCTCGCTGCCATCCTTCCGGGTGAATGTCCGGACCTTGAACCGGGCGCGGCCTGTGCTGCCTACAACTTCGTTCCAGCGAGGCCGCAGGGGTTCTCCCTTCTTCTTCTGGCCGATTGCCCGGAAGAAGTCGGAAAGTGTCCATTCCATGGTTGAATAGAGAATCAAATCATGCTTGACCCATACCGTCGTCCCGCTGTCGTCTACCGAAAGAGTCATAATCGCTTTGTTGCAGGCCGGAATCTTCGCGCTGCCGGGGAACCTGCCGCGTTCAAAGGCCGTTACGGTAAACGTATAGTCGCCCTCTTCCAGCAGGTGGAATTCCCCGCCGTCGCTGGTGATCTCATCGTCCCAGCCCAGTTCGTGGGGCGTGCTTGCGTAGTCGCTCATTTCCGGTCCTCCTTAATCATGCTGACAATCTTGTCCCAGAAGGGAAGTACCCAGCCCTTTACAAAGCCTGCTTTTTCCATGGCTTCCCAGGGCGTCCCCAGCGGGAATATCCCCTTCCGTTTCGCAATTACCTGCCGGACTTCTTCTTCCGTTACTCCCGCGCTCTCCAACAGAGGAACCAGTTCGGCGGGGATGTACGGTCCTTCATCCGGCCCGGTGAAGGGGATTTCATCCGGTTTCGGGTCAGGGTCCGGTTCGGGCTTTGGTTTGGGGTCCGGCTTCGGTTTGGGTTTCGAGGCCGCTTTCTGCCCGCCAAAGTAGGGGGCCAGCGGCGCGTAATCCATGGGAAGCTCGTCAGGCAGGCCCAGACGGTTTTTTGCGTCCCAGCACGGATGATGCGTCGTGTACATGACGCGCTTGCCGCCCTGGGCCTTGTGTTTCTTGCCGTCCTTGTCCACCGCTACCGCAAGCGTCTTGTAATTCGCGAACAGCAGCAGGTCAGCCCATTCCTTTACCAGCGGAGCGACGGTCTTCTGCAATTTCAGCTCCCAGCGGTCGTAGGCTCCCAGTTCGTCAGGCTGTTCAAATTTCCTCATTTTCGCGTGGGCCGTCAGGACAACGTTCACGCCCTTTTCCGTAATCTCGCTGAGCGTGTTCAGGAGACGGCCAAAGTCTTCCGCTATGTAGACGTAGCCCCTGCCATAGCCAATTTCTTCAATGCCGCTGACCTTCTTGCTGGCACAGAACGCCTCCGTACAAAGCCGCTCCGCCCAATCCGCTGTGTCAATTACCAGCGTTCTGCACAGCGTGGGGTCCTCCCAGACACAAGATACCTGATTCAAAAGCTGGGACCAGCTCAGGGGACGGTCCGTCCGGGCTACGTCCATGAATTTGGTACTGCCCTCCGTGTCGATAAACAGCGGGTCTGGAAACTGGCCGGCCAGCGTCGTCTTTCCAATCCCTTCCGGACCGTAAATGACAACTTTCATTGCGCTCTTTACCACGCCTTTCGTGATGTTCAGTTTTGCCATCAGAATTCATCTCCCCATTCCGGAACGGCGGGACCGGGAACAGGCTCCGGGTCAAACTCCGGTTCCGCGCCCACTGCCTTGCCGTCCTCTATGATAATGCTGCATTCGCCGCCGGTGCTGACGCGGGTGGCAATGCCCTGCAAGCCTTCCGCCTCCATCCAGGCTCCAAATTCACGCAGGCTTTGCAGGTCCATCTGCTCCAGCTTGTCCAGCAGTACAAAGCCGCATTCCGGGTTCAGTGCGCGGACAATCGCCGTCGAGACCTTTAACTGGTCGCTGCCGCTCATGCAGTCCCAGGGCTGGCCATTGTAGGTCAGTTCCCAGTTGTCCACCGAAAGTCCAGGCAGAGGCAGTTTCGCTTCTTCCAGCAGACGCCGCGTCTCGTTTTGGAGTTCTTCCAGCTTTTGCGTCAGTCCTTCGTATTCCTCCCACAGTTCGTCCGCCTCGTCCATCGCCTGCCGCTTCTTCTGGTTCGTCCGGACCTTTTCGTTTATCGCATCAATCCGCTGAATATCCGCTTCAAGCTGCTCCGTCGATTCGTCCAGCAGGTCCAACGCGTCCTTTGCAGCCGTCTCGCAGTCCGCGCAGACTGATTTATAACGCTCTTCAAGCAACGCCAGTTCCTTGCCGAGACGGTCCCGCTCCGCTTCCAGGACCACCACTCGTTCCCTCTTGCGCTGGTTCTCCCCGTTCTGCGCCAGAATCGCCTGCTGACGCTGAATCAGTTCGTAGGCTGATACGGGTTCCGCCGGTGCGTCCGGGTATTCCGGAAGCTCCTTCGCGTACTTCTCCTTCTGGTCCGCAATCTGGCCTACCGCCCGGCGGTCGTTGTAAGCCTTCTGCCCGTCCTGGTCCAACTGCCGGATTTTGTCCTCCAGGCCAATCACCCGCAGAAGCGTCCGGGCCTTTTCCTTGCTGCTGGACGACATGAATTTCGGCATGTCCAGCGCGAACTGCTCCACAAACGTGTTCAGCAAAGTCTGGCCAGCTTTCTTCCCGTTGGCGTCCGTGACCTTCAGCGTGCTCTTGTCCCCGGACCGCTCTACAATAATGCCGTTGCTCAGCTCTATCCACAGACGCGGCGGCACCATGGAACCGTCCCGGAACGGCTTGCCGGGCTTCATCTTGTCCCCGCCCAAAGTCCACATGATTGCGTCAAGCACCGACGTTTTCCCCTGGTTGTTCCGGCCTCCAATGACCGTCAGACCACTTTCCGCAGGCGTGAGCTGTACCGCTTTTACCCGCTTTACGTTCTCCGCTTCCAACTGCGTGATTTTTACTGCCATGCTGTTTCCTCCTTACAGAACGATGATGCCGAACACGACTACGGTCAGTACCGCAATCGCCGTCGTTGCTATCGCTTTCCACCGCCAGGCCGTTTCTTCCCAGTCGTGGGCGGTCCTCCGGGCACGGCGCAGGTGCTTCCGGGTGCTCTCCATCGCCGCGCCGTACATCGCCTCCTCGTGGGCCAGCATCCAATTCACGGACGCTTCACAGGCCGTCAGGCGCACGCTGTGATCCTCTACTGCGTCCGTAAGGGCCGTTTCGCGGGCTTCCAGGGCGCGGAGACGCTTCGCTTGCCTTTCGCTCATTTGCGCTTTCTCCCTTCCCTCTGCCAGTAGTCACACAGCTCCTTCGCGAACGTCGCCGCAGTGCCCCAGCCGCCGACAAACGTCTTCGGGCAGCGCCGGCGTACCGTGCGGGTATCCGTTACCCCAAGATACTGCGCCGCCTCGCCGATCGTCAGTGTGGCCCGCTGCCCCGTAAATGCCAGGATGCTTTCCAGGTTCTCTCGGTATGCGTAAGGTTCCAAGGTCAGTCCTCCTTCTTCAGTTCGTGGAAGTGCTTGCACGGCCCCGCAAGACAGTGCTTCACTTCATACGCCCAGTACCGGCTTAGTATCTTCCCGTGCAGGCTGCACCAGCCAACGGGACGCTCCGGATACCGCTTGCCGGTGTAGGGTGTCTTATGCCTCCGGCGTGCCATGGGTCAGTGCATCCAGAAGACAACTCAGCCGGTAAGCCGTCAGACGCAGTTCGCCCTGTACCATCACAAGCTCCAGAATCGCTTCGCTTGCCGCCTCTTCGTCGCCGGAAGATACCGCCGCCTGCAACGGATACAGAGCCGTCCAGATGTCCTCAATCTCCCCGGACAGCTCCGACGTAAGCTCCTTTTTCAGGGCTTCAATTTCTTTCTTCATTTGACCGCTCCTTTCTCACACGCCGTACATCTCGGCGAGTTCGTTTACTTCCCGGATAAACGCGTCCCTCAGCACTGCGTTCACCGCTACCTCGTCCATCATCCTTACCCCCGGTTCCAGGCGTTCCCCCGAACGGTTCGCCGCTCTCCAGCAGCATTCCAATTCCAGTTGTGCAAGCGGCTTCTTCGCTATCTTCGACGCCCGGAACAGGATCCCGTGACACCGCGTCTGCCAGAGATGGTCTGTCGCCGGACGGCTCCTGGATTCGTCCGGACCGGGTTTCGGCGGGGCCAGAGGCGCAAGCGGAATCGGATATTCCAGCTCCGTCAGCCGGTCCGCAAGCTCCTGCATGGCACGGTCCTGCGTCCTCTGGTGCTGCTCCATCCGGACAAGCACCTGCATCAGGGGCGACAGCTGCCCCAGATCCAGAATGTCACCCTTCGGCAGAAACGCCGCCGCAAGTACGTCCTTCGCTTTCAGCTGGTATTCTGTCAGGCGTTCCGCTACCTCCGGACTGTTCTTCAACATCGTGGGCGTGACGCTAATCTTCGCCAGCCACAGCGGTACAAACTCCAATTTCAGTGCGGTCGTTTCGTTGCTCGGGTCAAAGACCCCTGCGCCGAATCTGGCGTACCCCCTCGCAAGCACCTTGTCCTTCTGGATGTTCCGCACCTGACGGTCCTTCATGCCCCGCGTCAGACCCAGGCCACGGCACATCCAGCCAATGCCTGCCCAGATTTGACCCGTGCCGTCCTTCGCCACCGCCAGCTCCGCTCCCATGAACGGTACCAGCTTCATTTCCATTGCTTCCATTTATGTACTCCTTCCTGCCGCCCCCGGAACCCTCCCGCGCCGCCTGCTATGGCGCTTTGTTCCGGGGGACTTCGTTTACTTCTTCCGATTCCGTTTCCGTTCGCGCCGCTCTTCCAGTTCATCCAGAAAATCCAGAACGTCGCGCCAGCCGCCCAGAATGAGCGAATACACCACAACTATAAGGATAATCCAAAGAGCATACAGGATTACGGGCATTGGGTTTTACCTCCTTCAACGACAGAATTGACTTCCTGAACAACGCCTACAACGCCGCATACCAGCGTATCAGCCTTGCCAGAAGCGGGAGAGCCATTTAGTTTTCCACCCATTTCAGTGTGGCCCAATTGCGGACAAACCGTGAGACATCCGCTAAATCGTTCAGCGTGAGGTTCAGCTCGCCGGAGAGTTCAATGATCCGGCGGGCTGCTTCCTTTTTGCGCAGGATCAGATCTTCCCACGGTTCAAGGGATTTCTTTTTATCTTCCATCTTGGGATACCTCCTTTCCTTGGGGAAAATTATTCTTCCTGAAAAGAATCCGAGAGTTTTTTGGCGGACTGCGCAACAATTAGTCGCCAAAGAACGCGAATATCAAAGCAAGAAGAAGCGGTGAAGCCACAGCAACGAGCATTGTTAAAGCAAGTATGATGCCAACATCCAGATCCCAGCCCCAGCTAAAAGACTGCTCCCCCAACGCCCAAGGGTCTCCGGCTTCTTTCAACTCCTGAATTCTCTTTGCGTAGGCCTTAGAAAACGGGGAAGTATAACGTGCATACGCCTCCTCCGATTCCGTTTCCTCCCGGAGTTTGCCGCCCCCACCTGCTCCGGGGCTTTTTCTTTTTCCTGCATTGTGGATACCTCCTTTCGGTGAAATCAATGCGTTTTCACCTCCTTTGCCTCGTCCCGGAGTTTGCCGTTTTCGGCCTGCTATGGCGCTTTGCTCCGGGGGTGATCGTGGTTTGTTTCTACGCCGGGGGCCGCGCCGTTGCCTCTTCCTGACGCTTGCTGGCCGCGATTACGCCCTCTTCCATGGCTCGCCCTCCTTTCTGTTGATTTCTGATAGGTACTGGGGTATAATGGGGAAAATTCGTGTTGGGGGTGTTTTTGTTTGAAGAGATTCATTTTTTTTGCGCTGTTACTCGTTTTCTTGGTCGTGCCTGTTTATGCGGATTCCGTTCCTGTGTATGTTACCGCAACAGGCGATTGCTATCACAAATATCAGTGCCCTTATGCTCCGGATTCCATCGCGGTTCCTATCGAATACGCTTTTCTGAACTACCGGCCATGTTTGCATTGTAATCCGCCAGTAGTGGAATGGGATACCAATAAAGAATCATACGTTGCAGTAGAAACTTTTTATGCCCCTGGTTCCTCGCGATCATCAAAGCGCACACAATTGATGGAGGCTGCCGTATCAGAAAAGACAACTCAAAGTGGAGGTAGATACGAAGAAATGAAAAGGCAACTTCAAGAAGTTGATGAATTTTTCGCAAGTGAACGTACAGCGCTTGAATCTATTGCGCAGTTCCGAAAAAATCGGATTGGAGAACTGAATACGGAATTAGAAGACACAAAGGATGCCCTAGCAAACGCTCAATCTAAACTCAATAGGTTAGAACGGACTTTGCGCGGCGCCGAAGTCTGTATCTTTTCCTTGGTTGCGCTCCTTTTTGGTATCTTGTTCTCTCGGCATCGCCGCCGAAGATGGTTTATCGGGACCTAATTTTTGCTCTGTCATTTTCATGAAAACTCTTTACTACATACTCCCGGAGTTTGGCTTCTTTATCGCCCCACTCCGGGAGCTTCTCTTCCTTCATACTTCCTCCTTCTCAAGCCGATTCAAAACCCAACAAATAGTCGATGGTCTTCCCAGTAAGCGTCCGCAAATGGACAAGCACCGTGGACGGAATCGACGCGCCGCGAATGTAGCCATTATAGGTCTTCTGCGTCACGCCCAATTCCTTACACATGTCCGCTTTCGTCATTTGCAGTCTGCCCCTCTCCGCTTCAATGTTCACTCTGTTCATCCGTTCTGCCTCCTTCCCCCTTTTTTGTGAGTCCTCGAATTGTGGACTTAATATTATAATAAACCACGTTATGGGGATTGTCAAGAGTTTTTTCCCCAAAACGTGGTTTTTCTTATTGACTTATCGGAATCGACGTATTATGATGGGTGTATGTAAAGGAGGTGTGATTTTATGTTCCCCAGATTGAAAGAGTTCCGGGAATCGCTTGGTCTTACTCAAGAGGAATTTGGGCGTTCTATCGGTGTGGCCAAGTCTACCTACAATAATTATGAAGTCGGTATCAGAGAACCTAGGTCTGATTTCTGGATTGCTGTTGTCTCTAAGTATAACGTTACTATTGATTACTTGATGGGCTTCAGCGATTCCCCCTCTCCTCCTCACATCGACGAGGAGCAGCTTGACAATGAACTTATTGACCGGCTCTGTTCTTTGACCCCAGAAGAGCTTGAGAAGGTTGACGCTTTCGTGCAAGGACTTTTAGCATCTCATTAAGTTTCCTTTTCTTCTCCACTGATAGCCGTGATATGTATTTCGCAGCTTCCTCTTTATTCATACAACCGTCCCTCTCTTCCGTACAATTGTTATTTATAATATAATACTAATTTTCTATTTTGTCAAGAGCTGTTACAAGAATTTTGTAAATCCCTGATGCGTATACGCCGCCTTGAGGTAGGTCATTAAAAGCGTGGCCTGCTCTTCGTTCAGACGGTAGACGATTTCAGGCCGTCCGCCTTTGC